CCTTCTAAGTTTGGTGATCTTTTATTTTACTTAGGTAGATACTATAATAATGCATTGCTTACTGTTGAAAGTAATTCCATGGGCGTCGCCACGCTATCTCGATTAACACAGATGAATTACATTAATTTATATAAACAAACAAAAATATCTTCTATCTCGAAGGAAGAAGGACAAGTACCTGGGTTTAGGACAACCCAAGTAACTAAGCCACATATTATTGGTAATTTAAAGAATGCAATTGAAAATGATGATATTTGGATTGCATCTAAAGTAATGATACAAGAATTAAAAGATTATATATCTACTGATTCAGGTAGGACAGAAGCTGCGCCTGGTTGTCATGATGATACCGTTATGGCAGTAGCAATTGCTCTTGAAACATTACGAACACACTATGATAAGCTAACTGTTAATAAAGTACCTTGGTCTCAAAAGTTTTCTAAAGAGAACCAAGATAATACACAGTGGCTTTAGAGTTCCCATGTCCTCACTACTCCGGCGGAAGTAGGGGATAAATCCGCCACCTTATTTAGAGAGAATATAATGTCTGTAGAAATATTTTTAAAATGGAAAATACTTCCACGCTTTATGATGCTTGTTAGTACAGTTATGTCGTGGAGATGTGCTGAATGGTTTATGGCATTAGATGCTCCAACTGCAGCTCAATCCGCTTTTGTTTCCGTTGTTATGGGTGTAATGACAGGGGTATTTGGAATATGGATGGGGCATGAGCATAAAATATAAATGGAAAAGAAAACAATATAAAAGTCCCGTAGTATATTGGGGAAATGGAGAAGCAGAATGTCAGTTGAAAAAGCAGGAGAAAGATTCTCCGGATATAATAAACCTAAGCGAACCCCCGGACATCCAACAAAGTCCCATGCTGTCCTTGCAAGGTCGGGTGGTAAAGAGCGACTAATTCGATTTGGTCAACAGGGCGTAAAGGGCGCTGGTAAGAATCCAACATCAGCAAAAGATAAAGCACGTAAGAAATCTTACTATGCACGTCATAATGCTCAGGGTAAACCTGCAGGTCCCTTGTCAGCAAAGTACTGGTCTCATAAAGTAAAATGGTAATGAAGAAAAAGGGGCCGCTATCCCAAGATTTAGCAAACTATGAAGATAGAATTGTTATTGATGAAGCTAAAAGAAAAATGGATGCTATGGTAAAAGATGCTATAGATAAAGGTGTAAAAGTAGATACTACTTATTATAATCCTGAAGAACAAACTGCAATAAATAATCAATCTTCAAAATATAATATAGATCCTAATTATGTTAAAGGTCGATGGCACTCTGACTCTAAAAACAATTCTGTTAATGTTCCAAGAACTCCTAGTCTAGGTAATTTAGCTATAATGGCTGAAGAAATGGAACATCAGTTTAATAAAAATCAATTACCTAGAAATCGAATGGAAAAAGTAGATTGGCGATGGCAAGAAGAAAACAGAGCTAAGGATGCAGCATTGCGTACTTCTGGTGGTTTATTTCCCCAAGACTTAAAAAACTTTGAAAGAACGAGATCATCTTATCTTAACAAATTACAAGACGAGATAGCTGCAGCTCAAATGGCTTATGATCAAGGTAAAGAAATGTCTCAACGTAATTCAGTTTCAGATACACTATTAGATTTATTTTGGGATTCAACAGCAGCTAAAGAAGATAAAGATGCTTATAATTATTGGAACTCTCAAGGTACTACGCCTTATAAATACTTTACTAACAAATACCCACAAGTAAGATACGGACCACTTGCTGCAAATAAGGGGGATTAAAAGGATGGCAGTTAATGAAGCAGGAAACTATACCAAACCGACAATGCGGAAACGGTTGTTTGAAAAAATTAAGGCAAGTAATAAAGGTGGCAGGCCGGGTCAATGGTCCGCTCGTAAAGCTCAAATGCTTGCTAAACAATATAAAGCAAGCGGTGGGGGCTACCGAGATTAATGGCAAAGAAACCGTCACAGAAAAGTTTAAGCAAATGGACTTCTCAAAAATGGAGAACACGAAGTGGTAAACCATCTACGCAGGGTCCGCTGGCAACTGGCGAGCGTTATATGCCGGCTTCAGCTGTGGCAAGTCTCACGCCAGCTGAACACGCCGCTACTACTAGGGCTAAGAGGAAAAGTATTAAAGCAGGAAAGCAACATAGCAAACAACCTAAAAATGTTGCAGCAAAAGTTAAAAGACACAGATAAATAACCCAGGAGCGGTAAATGTCTAGATTTGTTCATGAAACACCAAAAATAAAACCGGCTAAAAAGCCACAAGCACCTCTTCCTAAAGCTGGTACATATACCTCAAAGGAATTGGAAAAGTCTAAACCTATATATTCAAATACCGGAGGGAAGTATTAATGGCAACCCAAGGGTATAAAGAAAGTGTAACTGATGAGCAGTTAATTAACTTAGTTGAAAGTGGTGTTAATAATTCCACCGGTGATTGGTTAAACTCTTCTGATCTTGCACGAGAAAGACTTAAAGCTACATATGAGTATGCAGGTTTACCTGTTGCTCACTTATCACCTCAAGGTGTTTCAGCAATTGTAGATACTTCAACGACTGAGGTTGTTGAAGCGTACACCGCAGTTCTTTGTGATTTGTTCCTAAGCAATCAGCGCATTGGTCGATTCCTTCCATGGAACGATACTCCAGGTGCTTTTAAGGGTGCTAAAGATGCAGCGATGCTAGTGAACTATACAATTTTTAAACAGAATAATGGTTGGGAAATTCTAGAACAATGGATGAAATCCGCTTTGTTATGGAAGAATGCTGTAATTCGTTGGGGTTATATCGAAGACTACGACTATGTGTTTGAAGAATATGAAGAGATTAGTCAAACAAAGTTAGATGAAATCTTATCTGATGATAGCTTAGAGGTTGTAGGGGATTTAGAATTTGAAAACCGAGCTATAGCTGGTTCAGATGGTATGGGGCCTGAAGTTGAACTCGTATATATTAATGTACGTGTGCGTAGAGAAATTAATAAATCTCGCGTTAAGTTAGAACTTATCCCACCAGAAAATTTTCGTATTTCAAGAGATGCAACTTCAATTGAAGATGCTTCTTTTATCGGTATTCAAAACAGTATGACTCGCTCTGAGATCCGTAAGTTCTATCCAGAAATGGCTGAAGGAATTACTAATTGGGATGAGTTAACTGACGCAGCTGCTTGGACAGGGTCTTTAGATTACGCACAAGATGTAGCGGCAAGAAAACAAATTACTGGACAAGAATATTACCAAGGCTCAAACTCAATAAGCGAAACCCCATTAGAAGCAAGTCGTGAAATTACTGTAACAGAGTGTTGGTTACATGTTGATAGAGACGGTGATGGTATCGCAGAGCTAAAGCACTTAATTATTGCAGGTTCACATATTCTTCATGAAGAAGATGCGGATCAAATCCCACTTGCAGATATTGTTCCTATTGATATTCCGCATGAGTTCTTTGGTTTGTCTATGGCAGACTTTACACGTAGCTCTACGCTGGCATCAACTGCAATCTTACGTGGCTTTGTTGAGAATACATACTTAACAAACTATTCACCAAAGCTGGCTGATCCTAATGTTGTAGATTTCTCTGCGCTTCAGAATATGAAGCCGAAGCAAATCATACCAACTAACGGTAGTCCAGTAGGTGCTGTGGCTCAACTACCACCAGAGGCAATCTCTACGGGTACTGTACCACTGCTTGAACATCTACAGATGATTAAAGAACAAGCAACTGGAATGTCTAAAGCTGCACAAGGATTAAATGATACTCTATATGTATCAGGTAACTCAGAGCAAAAGCTTTCAGCTGTCCAGTCTGCGGCACAAAAACGTATTCAACATATTGCAAGACGATTTGCTGAAACCGGTTTTAAACGCCTTATTAACGGTGTGTATCATACTCTTAAGTCTTCAATTAAGGGTGAGTTTACATATAATATGCAAGGGGTGTTTAATAAAATTAACATGAACATGCTTCCATCAAAAATGGAAGTAGAAGTACTTTTAGATATTGGTGAAAATTCCAATGCTACTAAAATTGCTAAGCTATCTAAAATTGGTGCGGAAATATTACCAGCCCTTAATCAACAAGGTGCAGGTATGGTTGTTCGACCAGATGCTCCAGCTATCTTAGCTACTAAATTAATTGAAGCTATGGATTTAGATAGTAATGATTTCCTTGAAGATTATACAACTGGGGAATTTAAACAAAAAGCAATACAAGCAATTCAACAACAATCTGATATGGCACAAGCAATGAAGCAAGCTGAACAACGTAAAGCCGATGCTGATATTGCACTTTCAGAAGCAAATGTTATGTATACTAATGCACAAACAAAGAATACTTTTGATGATAATTCAAAGCAGCTTGCTGTTGCAATTGATAAACATTTTCAGGAATGGGCTGATCTTAATATTAAAGCAGTTAAAGAAGGGGCAACTCTTCCGTCACACCCTGATTATAAAGAAATCTTAATGATGGCACGTGGTCTATTACAACCACAGCAACCACTTAGATAAGAGAGGATAAATGGATAAATACCGTAAGACAGCTGAGACGAAGCTGGGTAATAATAAATCATACGGTAATCATAAAATCCATCCCGAAGAATTGGCGCGTCGTGCTCATGTAAAAGGGCACTTCGCCGGCAAAGAACGAGATGAGTTTTTTGATGAAGTATATGGCGAAGTCTTAGTTGACTTCTTTATTGAGTGGCTCAAGACGGAGCCGCATGAAACTAAATCTCGAGAGTTCCTCT